TCAACTGGTACACCAGTTATGCGTGTGTATAACGGATCTACTTGGCAAGATACAGCAGGGATTAGTTCTTCTAGTACATCTACTATTGACCCGGGTCTTTACGCCAATCTAACAGAAGCGCAGGATGGTACTAATAACACTAAGGTTATGACGCCTCTACGTGTTAAGGATGCAATCTCTTATCGTGTTCTAAATGGTGCAACGCTTACTGGGCCTCTTGTCCTTCCAGGGGATGCTGCTGCTAACCTACAAGCAACACCACTTCAACAAGTTAACACCTTGATCGCCGCTGCAGTTGATGCGGCAGTTGCATCCATCACAGCATCAGCACAGACCGGGCGACTGCTTAGGGTACTTAGATACACTACATCTGGAGGTTTTGCAAAGCAAGCTGGTGAGAACACTGTAGAGGTTACTGTTGTTGGAGCGGGTGGCCCATCTACCAGCATTAACGGGTCTCACGGAGGAGGCGCAGGGGGTACAGCAATCAAGCGTATCGCTACAAGCAGTCTGGCTGCCTCTGTACCGGTTATTGTTGGAACAGGTGGCTCTCATCCAACAGTGCCCGCTACGGCATCCTCTTTTAACGGGGTTATTGGTTACCCTGGTCTGGCTGGTGATCAAACTAATCCAGGGATTGGTGGTGAGGCATCAGGTGGGGATCTGAACATCAAAGGTGGTGGTTCAGGTGGTTGTGTTCCAAACACCTTCCTAAGAACAACTGGATGGTGTGTGTATGGGTCTGGCGGTAACTCCACGCTTGGCGGAGGCGCACCAGGCTTTTTTACATCGGCTTCTTCTGTTGCATTTTATGATGGAGCACCTAACACGGGTGGTGGTGGCTCAGGACCTGGAGGTACAGGAGGCTCTGGATATGTTGAAATCAGGACGTATTCTTAATGGCAAATTATATTGAGCAAATTCCTGATGGGGTTAAAGTAGCAGTAGCAGGGAGCGCACCAGTGGCTGGATTGTTTGGATTGACTGTAGTAGAGTGGTCATATACTCTCTCAAGCATTGTGGCCCTTTTGTTCATCTTGGAGAAGCTATACAAGTTCTATAAATGGTGTAGGAGCAGACAATGCATCCAGCAAACAAATGGCTAATCGGAACAGTAACAGCAGCTCTAATTTCAGGGGCTGCCCTGTGGGAAGGAACTAAGTATGTATCTTATCGGGATTTGGGTGGAGTCATTACTGTCTGCATGGGATATACCGGCAAGGACATTGTTGTCAGCAAGCGTTACACAGATGCAGAATGTAAACAACTTCTACGCACCGAGCTTGCAAGCCATGGAAAAGGTGTTCTATCCTGTGTCCAAAGGCCACTAAAGCAAAACGAATACGACGCTTATACGCTCTTTGCGTATAACGTAGGCGTTACAGGCTTCTGTAATTCAACCAGTGCAAAACTATTCAATGCAGGTAGAAATAAGGAAGCATGTGACCGTCTAGCCTTTACACCAGATGGGCAACCTAATTGGAGCTATGTAAAAGGTAAGTTCGTTAAAGGTCTTCACAATAGAAGGCTCTTTGAGCGCAAAATGTGCTTAGGAGATACCATTGAGTACAAGAGCTAAAATAATCGCTCTAGCGGCCTTCCTGGTGGCTCTATGGGCCTTTCATGAATATGATAAGGCTCAAGCTGTTAACGAGGTAGTGGAACAAGCTGAGAAAGCCTCTAAGGAATACAAGGAGAGGACAGAGAGAGTCCAGAAGACTCTCGATGCCTCCCACCGTTTAGCATTGAAGGAGAAGGATGTTAAAATCACTTCTATTGAGCGCAACCTGCGCTCTGATATTGAACGGCTGCGGAACCGTGAGGTACGTCCCAACGTCGTTACAATTACCGAAACTAGAGAAACCTGCACAGGAACCGGACTTTACCGAGAGGATGCAGAATTTCTTACAAGGGAAGCTGCCAGGGCAGAGAAAGTTAGAATCGAAAGAGACTACTACTGGCAACAATATGAAAACGCAAGACTAGAATTGGAAAAGCTAAATGATTGAAAAGAGCTTGCTAGTGGATGGTCACGGCAAGCCACTTACACAGTCGCTATTCCTAGAGATTGGGTATACTGATTTTGCTGTTTACACTCTAAAAGACTTTGATTACGAGTATAACGGTAAGGTGTACCACTCTCTGAAGCGTCTCTACATTGAATGTGAAGACCCTACGGAATATGAATTTGCCAACCTCCACCTTCTAGGGTGGAGACATTGGCTAAGACTGTGTGAAAATAAGCAGATTGCAAAGCATATTGATGAATGGCGTGCTGAATTGGAGTATAAGCTCCGATCCAAAGCTGTTAAGATGATGCTAACTTCCGCACACGGAGGTAATTATCAAGCTGCTAAGTGGTTTGCAGACAGGGGTTGGTCTAATAAGGGTGCTGGACGCCCAAGTAAGGCCGATGTTGAACATGAAAAGAAGGTGCAAGCAGCTCTAGCTGATGAATATAGCGATGATGTTGTACGACTCTTCCAGAAACAAGGGTAAGTAATGGTTAAAGAAGAGGACAAATGGATTGCAGAGGCTAAACTAAAGCTAGACAAAATGCCAGAAGAGGCAAAGCAGATTAGAGAAACTGCACTCCAAGACCTCTTCTTCTTTGCTAGACTCGTTAATCCTGGATACATGTACGGAGACATCCATAAGGAGATTTTCCAATGGATGCAAGAATATACATTGTTTGGTCAGGGAGATACGAATGCTACTAACAAGCTCATCATGCTCCCTCGTGCTCACCTAAAGAGCCACATGGTCGCTACATGGGCTTCCTGGATTATTACCAAACACCCTGAAGTAACCATCCTATACGTTTCAGCTACCTCAGGTCTTGCAGAAACACAGTTGTACGCCATTAAGAACATCCTTACAAGCAATGCGTACATGCGGTATTTTCCTGAGTATGTACACCCTAACGAAGGTAAGAGAGAACGATGGTCCCAAACTGCAGTGTCTGTTGACCATCCTAAGCGTCGTCTAGAAGGCGTACGTGACCCTACAATCTCTACAGCAGGGCTAACGACTAACACTACAGGTTGGCACGCAGACGTTCTAATCCCTGATGACTTGGTTGTTCCTGAGAACGCATATACAGAAGACGGACGAGAGAATGTTGCTAAGAAATCCTCTCAGTTCACTTCTATCTTGAATGCAGGTGGATTCACAATGGCCTGTGGTACTAGATACCACCCATCTGACATCTATGCAACATGGAAGAATCAAGAATACGATATCTATGATGAAGAGGAGAACGTGATTGATCGCGCTTCTGTTTGGGATGTTAAAGAATATGCAGTAGAACGGGATGGTGTATATATCTGGCCAAGAGCTGTTAGAGCTTCTGATGGTAAGGCTTTTGGATTCAGCCCCCAGGTGCTTGCTAAAATCCGTGCTCAATACGAAGACCGTGTTCAGTTTCATGCTCAATATTACAACGATCCAAACGACCCCGGTTCCAATCGTATCAATAGAGACAAGTTCCAATACTACGATAGGAAGTATCTAAAACAAGAAGGCGGTAGCTGGTATTTCAAGCATAAACGTCTCAATGTGTATGCGGCTATTGACTTTGCCTTTAGCTTGAGTAAAAAGAGTGACAATACAGCAATCGTGGTTATCGGTATTGATGAGGAAGGCTTCATCTATATCTTGGACATTGATTGCTTCAAGAGTGATAAGATCAGTGAGTATTTCACTCATATTGCTCAACTACATTCCAAATGGGGTTTTAAGAAACTTAGAGCAGAAGTTACAGTCGCTCAGAGCATTATTGTAAGAGATTTGAAAGACAAGGTACGAGAAGACGGCCTTTCTATCTCTATTGATGAATACCGACCGACAAGACAAGAAGGTAGTAAAGCAGAACGGATCGCAGCCTCTTTGGAGCACCGATACGACAACATGTCTATTTGGCATTTTAAGGGCGGCTATACGGATGTTCTAGAAGAAGAACTCGTGCTTGCCCGTCCTGCCCATGACGACATTAAGGACGCGCTAGCTTGCGCTGTTGAGATTGCAATCAAACCTAAACGATCCAGAGATATGGATGGGCATGGTTCTAACGTATTGCAGTTCAATGGTCGATTTGGCGGAATCAGATTTAAGTAAGGAATTGAATGGCTAAGAAACCACTAGAGATTAACGAATTCGGTCGTCAAGATATTGCTAAATTCATTGCAAACACTTGGGATCGTTACAACTCACAACGGAATGAACAAATTGAACGATGGAAAGAGCAACGTAATTATGTCTTTGCTACCGATACTACTACGACTTCAAACAAGAATCTTCCTTGGAAGAATTCCACAACTCTTCCAAAACTTTGTCAGATTCGAGACAACCTCCATTCCAACTATATCAGTGCTCTTTTCCCAAATGATCAGTGGTTGAAGTGGGAAGCCTATACGCTAAAGGACGCTTCAAAAGATAAGGCTAGTACCGTAGAGGCATACATCGGAAACAAATGCCGTGAAGGAGGTTTTAAGCGTGTTGCGAGCCAGTGGTTGTATGATTACATCGACTATGGTAACGTGTTTGCTACTGTTGACTTCACTGCTGAGTATCGAGAAGATGAACAAGGCCAGCGAGTGGCTGGATACGTGGGTCCTGTAGCACGTAGAATTAGTCCGTATGACATTGTGTTCAACCCTCTAGCAACTTCTTTCATGGACAGTTTCAAAATCATTCGTGAAGTGAAGACAGTTGGTGAGCTGGCTATCATGGCTCAGGAGCAGCCAGATAACATGTGGCTAGCAGAAGCAATTAAGAATCGTAATAAAATCTGTGGACACATGAATGCGTATGGTCTGGATGATTTCCATAAGCAAGAAGGTATTCAGATTGATGGGTTTGGTAACATGCAGGAGTATCTGCAGAGCGGTTACGTGGAACTCTTGCGATTCTTTGGTGACATCCACGACCCTAAAACCGGAGATCTTCAGAAAGGCCGTGAAGTAGTTATTGTAGATCGTATGTGGAAAATCCTTGATCGGCCGATGGTCAGTTGGTTTGGCCATGCTCCTATTTTCCACGTGGGCTGGCGTTTGCGGCCCGATA